GCAACTGCAATCCATGTTTTCTTACTTTTCAAAAATGCTTTCATTTTTATTTCTCCTGATTGCTTATAAACAAAAAGGGCGACTTAAAAAAGCCGCCCTTTAAATTTTTCCGTTTGCTTAAGAATTACGCAAATGAAATGTTTGACATCGCTACTTCACCCACGTAGTCACCAGCATTACCTAGTGAAGACGCTGTGTTCGACAATTCTACGTAGCCGTATCTTGTCATAAAAGATACAACTGGTTCGAAAGTCGATGGGTCAAGAACAACACCGCTTGACATTAACGGAATGTATGGACAGTAGAACGCCGCCGCATCTGCTTCAGATGAGCCTTTGTAACCTACTAGTACCGCACCGTTGTCTGCTTGGTATGTGTCAACGTAGATCTTCATCGCACTGTTTAAAGTACCAACAAATTTTTGGTTAGTTGGCGCTTCAAAAGAACCTTCAGTTGTTCTTGCGAACGCTGAAGTTGTTGCTGACTGAAGTACAGTTAAAGCCTGTGGTGATACCACTGCCCAGTTACCTGCACCACGTCTTGTTCTTTGTGCAATTTTGTTAGCAGTTCTGTTGATTAAAACAGCCAAAGCCGCGTGTTCATCACCTACGAATGTTGCCGTACCTGATACTGCCGCTTGGTTGAATGTTTCTTCAGTTGCCGCTAATGATCTTAATGAACCTAAGATTTCTTGGTCGATTTCAGCAGTTATTTCTTGTGCTAATGCCGCCATGATCTCAGCCTCAACGTCGATCCCTTGTTGTGCTTGTGCATCTTGTGCCGACTCAAATGTCCATCTTGCTTGTAACTTACGAGTTTTTGCTTCAACTGTTTGTTTCAAGATTTGGATTGACATTGCTCTACCACCAGTACCTTCTTTAGTTGCTGTTGCATCTGCAGTACCATCTGGATCTGTACCAGTACCTGAATATGCAGTACCGATTTTGAAAGGTGAAAGTGCTTCTTCACCAGCCGCCACGTTGTCGTTCGCTTCTGCGTAACGTACTCTTAGAGTGTGGATTTGTCCAACTGGACCAGTCATTGGTTGTACACCAACGATTTCGTTTGCGATCACAGTAGGCATAACCCTTCTGATCACCGGTAGGATCACTCTGTTCAAAGTTGCAACGTTACCGGCAGATGTAGCACCTGCTGTTGCCGCCTCAGCCAAATACTTTTTAGTATTTTCTAAAGTCGACTCCATAACTGCTTTTTTATTACCAGTTAGGCCTTCTAATAACGCACTCTTTGTATCCTGCCAGCGAGTTTCTGTTAGTTCTGACATTGTCGTTTTCTCCTTTTTATATACCCGCCAGTCTTCTAATGTCAACTATATTACTGTTGAACTGACTGCCGTTTACAATGTTTGTTTCTTTGTCGCCTGTTACTTCTGTGCCTTCATTTAACGCCTGTTTTTTCGCTGGAGACCTACCGTTTAATACAGCCGGTATGTACTTTTCGAATTGCTTTCGTAAAGCACCCGTCTGTACACTCTCCAGTAAGTTAGTCATTATATCTTTTTGTTCAGCATTCAATGGAGTTACTAACTCATTGATTACTTTTTCTCTCTCTGCTGTATTTTTTAAATCTTCGATTTCTTGTTCTTTAGATTCGATGATCTTGACTTTCTCATCAGCAGTCTTCTTCGCATCTTCTAATTGTTGGTTTGTTGTATCTACAACTTTTAGAAGTTTGGCTGTTTCGCTCTTGCTGTTCAAGAATGATTGATTGTATTCTTGCGAGTAAGATTCAAACAGTCTGCGACCAAAGTCATTTTTACGAGCCGCGTCGATATCTTCTTTCAATGAACTAATTTCTTTTTGTAAAGTTTTGCTCACGATTTCAGATACTTTTGCCGCACCTTTTGTGATGAAGTTGTTTCTAACTTTCTCAAAATGTGCTTTCGCTTCTCTGATTAGACGTACTTTTGTCTCAGCAACGTCTTGTTTATCTTGATGAAACTCTGCGATCTCTTTGGATAGAGCCTCTACAACAAACTCTTCAAGTTTCTGGAAGTTTTCTGCCATAACTTTTTGGTCTGAATGTAGTTCAGAAATTTCCGATTGTAGCCTGTCAAAAACAAATGCCTTAAGTTTGCTAGAATGCTCACCAATTTGTGTTGCATACTTAACTCTTTCTTCAGCCAATGCTTTTTTGTCAGCCGCTAGTTCCTGCATTTCTGCTTCGATTCTTTCAGATACCATTTTGTCCACAGCATCAGTTAAGTTCGCTTTGTCGTGTTCATACTTCTCAGCAAATTCTGAACGAAGTTCAGCAGTAACAGAAAGTTTATTTTCTTCAACTTTCTTGTTCCAAGCGTCTTCGATTTCCGCTCTGATCTCTTCCGAAATTGCATTGTTTTCAAAAAGTGATTTCAGTGCTTCTAACATTTAGTTTCTCCTATTTAGATTGGAGTTTTCCAATTATGTTTATTAGTTGTTCTTTTAAATATTTTTCTGCCTTTACGTCCCTTGCTGTGTTAAATGCCTTCAGACCACCTTTTGTATTCATAAGATGCTCGTAAATTGGCGTAGGATATGCTCCAGGCGCCGATGGTTGAGCAACTATGTCGATGGTGATAATTTCAAAATCTGATACTTGTCCGGATCCGTCTTCTTTAACGTTACCTGAACCCCTACTAGAAACACCAAGTTTAACTCCGCTTTGTAGCATTGTTTCAACTAGTTTTCCCATAGGGGTCGGTAATATTTTTAATTTTCCGTATCCGTTTGGACCTTCCATCCACATATCTGTTAACATATGGCTGACTCTGTCCAAATTAATGTTAAGACCTTCCGG